CATGGTGTTAATAATTTAAATGTTGTAACAAATAATACTTTAAACTTTGTAGTCACAAACGCAGGGGTTGTACAAGCACAAAATAGTACTGGTAAATTCCTTGTGAACAATGGCGGTACTGCTTCCGATCCTACTTTTAGTTTTGTTGGCGATTCGAATACAGGAATGTTTCAACAATCATCTGATGTTCTTGCATTTGCATGTGGAGGCTCTACAACTTTAAGTGTTAGTGGTACAATTATTAATGCGAATGACCATAAGATTGAAAACGTAACAGATCCTACAGAAGATCAACATGCGGCGACTAAGAAATATGTGGATGACATTTCGTTTCCTATCGGATCGTTTGGTGCTGTAGCGTATTATACCCACGGCACAACAAATGTTTGGGAACTAGCGGTTCTTGACCCTGATTTAAATGATTTTACTTTTTCAGCTACAGGCGATAGGTTTGAAATGACTAATAATGCTACTTTTACTCATAATGGAAAAACATGGACTAGAGTACCTACTGGCGGTAGTGAATCACAACATTGGGCAAATTCAGTTCAAACTTATAATTATATAAGAACAGCGTAAAGGAAAAACAAATGGCAACAGGTTTACAAATATCTCAAATATCATTATCTGGACACGCGGCTAACACAGAGTCTTCAAAGTTTCTTGAAAGCCCTACTCTTTTTAGACAGTTTAGAATTACTTCAGATATAACTACAACTGCTGGGCAGTCGTTTATTGCAAGCAATTTAGAAGAAGTCGGAGGATATGGATTTAAAGGTGTTGGAACTATGTCTGCTGCTTCGGCGGCTACGGCAACCATAACTGTAAACGATCCGGGGCCAAACGCAGGTGACACTATTCTTATTACCTCAGCCGATGGAACTGGAAAAGTATACACAGGACATGCTGATACTACTACTCCAAGTAGTCGACAGTTTAGCGTAGCAGGTAGCAATACTGACATTGCTCAAGCCTTAAAAACATGCATTAACACATCTAGTGACGGACATGGTGGTCTAATTACCGCAAGTGGATCAAGTCATATTTTAACGCTTACACAAGATACTACTGGGACGGCGGGCAATAGAACTATAACAAACGCAGGTTCACCTTTAAGTAACACCGTTATTTCTTCTAGGTTTACTGGAGGTAGAGACGGTGGAGAAATGATTTTTCCGCAAACAGGAAAATACTTAGTGAGTTGTACTTCTAATATTGCAAGAGCGAGTGCTGATGTTACTAGTTTAGGTCTAAGTATATTACAAAGCAGTAACTTTGATAACTCAGGTGGTTCAGCTACCTATACACAAATAGCAGATACTTTTGGTTGTGTACATACGGATGCTCCTAGAATGATGCTTCATGCTTCAGTCGCAATGGACGTTACGGATGTTAGTGCTATAGTTGCTAGATTTAGATACGATACCAACGGTGCTGCTACGATAGTAGGTGATACTACGTTAAACAAAACATACTTCCAGTATTTAAGAGTAGGGAGTACCTAATGAACGAAGAGATATTAGTGGCTCTAGGTAGACTAGAGGGCAAAATGGATGCTTTGATAACTCGGCAATCTCTTGTAGATGAAGAGTTATCTAGACAAGAAAAACGTATTCGTACCCTAGAACAAAGTAAAAGTTGGGTACTCGGTGCTGCTGCGATGGTCGGAGCCGCCGTATCTCTTTTAGTTAAATATCTCAAAGTGGAGTAAAAATATGCAAGGTTACACATTTCATGCAGCAATCACAACTGATGCTATTAAAGGGGGAACTGGAAATACTGCTTACGAAGCATCAACAGTTAAACCCGACATGGGCATGCACATGCCTAGAACAGGTACTTGGGTAATAGATCAAACTGGAACTGGAGGTTCTGGATCTGTTGTTGAATTATATGGATCTTTAACAGGAGCCGATTGGAGTCTTGTTAAATCTTATACAACTGCCGCAAGTGCTGCGGAAACTAAAGCGTTTGTAGTGACTCTGTTCCCTCAAATGCGAGTCTCAGTAGACATTAACGGAACTACATTATCTAGCTTTTTAGGAGTTTAATATGCCTTTATGGAAACCGACTGATGTAAACGATGTTCATCTCTGGCTAAAATCAGAGGACATAACTGGGAGTACCTCGTGGACAGACAGCTCGGGTAAAGGAAACACCATGTCTCACACAGCTCCTCCAAGTGTGTCTGCTACTTTAAAGAACAGCAAAAAAATGGCTGCATTTAACGGGACTTCTCAGTATTTAAAATTAATTGACGGAGGAGTTCAGCCTACAGACGTAGGATCTGGAGAATTTTTTATAGGTATATTTGTTAAAATGCCTTCAAGTATTTCTTCTACTGTAAGTTTATTTGCAAAAGACGCAAACGCTAGTGAGTTTGATTTTAGGTTTAACGGATCAAGAGAACTTATTATGTCTATGGAAGGTGGAACTGGTAGTGCAGGAACTAATACGTCAGTTATAAAACACGAAACTGGAACAATCCCAAACGCTAGTCAGTATTATTTTCTTTTTGCAAAACGATCAGGAACAACCGTAACTGTAGGGCATAGTGATTCTGCAAATTCAAACAACACTACATCAGCTACAAACGATAATGATATAGACGCTGATGTTGAATGTTATCTAGGAGCAAGAGAAAGTACTGGAGGAGTTGTTGAAAAATTCTGGAACGGAGAAATTGGTGAAATATTTATTATTCACAACGATCCAACTGATACAGATCACGACGCATTTGAAGGATATTTTGCTTTTAAATTTGACCAAGATCGACTAGAAGCTGCACATCCTTACAAATTTGGCCCGCCAACTTCATGTCATTGTGTTGCCGGAGCTACTTTAGGAACTGACTTTTTAGCTTCTACTCACGGAGACGCATACGAAGTAGGACAAGAATTAAACATTAGAGATGAACGAGGTTAAAATGGACGAAAAAATATTACAAGATTTACACAACGCCGTTGCTAACGAGCTACTTCATAGAGTTGTGTCAGGAGAATGCCAAGCATCTGATTTAAATGTTGCTCGTCAATTCCTAAAAGATAATGGAATAGAAGCAGGAACAAAACAAAGTGAGCCTATGGCAAACTTAGCAAAGATATTACCATTCAATGTAAACGCTGAAACAGCTTAATAAAGGATAAATCATGCAATCAATGGAAGAGATCACCGTCCTAATAAAGGATGTGGGCTTTCCTATTGCCGCTGCTATGGGAGCCGGGGCTGCTGTATGGCTAATGATTTCATGGTTAAAGTCTAGTCTTGTTTCTAAACTTGAAGCAAATAACGCCATGATAATAAAACTTATCGACAGATGCCGTGCGTTAGACAATTCTATAGTAAGATTAGAATTACTTATGAGATTGATGAACGACTTGCCTCCCGATTGGGAACGCACAGGAAAATTAGATCCAGAGGATCGTAGGAAGGATTGATTGTGAAGAAAAAATTAACTAAAAGACAACAGACTACGATGCAAAAACATAGTAAGCATCACTCCAAAGACCACATGAAATTCATGCGACAGCGAATGATGATTGGTGATTCATTTAGTTCTGCTCACAAAAAAGCTATGAAGAAAGTAGGGAAATAGCAATGGCTTATCATACAAAGAAAAAATCAGGTAAAAAATCAAAATCTAGTATGAAAATTAAATCTAAGAAAAAAGGTAAGTGTTAATGGCTAAACGTAAAATAGCAAAGCGAGACGCTTGTTACCACAAGGTAAAGTCTCGATACAAAAAATGGCCCTCGGCTTACGCTTCTGGTGCTTTAGTTAGATGCCGTAAAGTAGGGGCTGCTAACTGGGGGAATAAAAGTGGCAAAAAAAAGTAGCGAAGGCTTAAGAAAATGGTTTAGTAGAAACCGTGGTAAAGGCTGGATTGACTGCAAAACAGGAAAACCCTGTGGACGAAAGTCAGCTACTGGAGGAAGTAAACGTCCTTATCCTGCTTGCAGACCTACCAAAGCCCAATGCACAGCGGCTGCAAAAAGGAAAAAAGGCCCTGCAAGAATTAGTTGGAAAAAGAAAGGTAAGAAATAATGGCAAGCCCCGCAAAAGGAAAAGCAAGAGCTAAGATTGTACGCAATCCTAAGACAGGGCGTAAAAGAAAAGTAAGCTATGGACAAGCAGGAAAAGCTAAAGGTGGAGGCCCTAGGGTACGCCCCGGAACTAGCAAAGGTGATTCGTATTGTGCTAGATCACTAGGGCAAATGAAGAAACACCCAAAGGCTGCTAAAGATCCAAACAGTCCGTTGCGTCTTTCCAGAAAACGATGGAAGTGTTCTGGAGCCAAATCACGAAAATCTTAATATGACCAATCCTCTACACGACTTTAGAAACTTTTTATTTTTAGCTTGGGATCACCTTAAACTTCCTGAGCCTACTCCTATTCAATACGACATTGCTGAGTATGTACAGAATGGCCCTAAGAGAAGAGTCATTGAAGCCTTCCGAGGCGTGGGTAAATCTTGGATTACCTCGGCGTATGTATGTCACCAGTTGTTGTTGAATCCTGATAAAAATATCTTGGTGGTATCTGGTTCTAAACAAAGAGCCGATGACTTCAGTACTTTTACTCTAAGACTTATCTCAGATATGCCGGTGTTGCAACACTTGAAACCATCGGACTCACAGAGAAATAGTAAGATTGCTTTTGATGTTGCTCTTGCTGGGGCAAGTCACGCTCCTTCAGTAGTAAGTAAGGGAATCTTCTCACAGATTACAGGATCTCGAGCTGACTTAATTATCGCAGACGACGTAGAATCTTTGAACAACTCAGCAACTCAGACCATGAGAGACAAAATATCCGAGGCTATTAAGGAGTTTGATGCGGTACTTAAGCCCAATGGAGAGATTGTAGTACTCGGAACACCCCAAACAGAGGCCAGTTTGTACTCAGTTTTACCCGAAAGAGGGTTCAATGTACGTATTTGGCCTGCTAAGTTTCCTAAAAAGACACAAAGAACTGGATATGGGAACGCTTTAGCACCATATATTAGTTCTAGAATAGAAGAAGACGAAGAATTAGTAGGGAAACCTACAGATCCTAAGCGATTCGATGAGACAGACCTTATGGAACGTGAGGCTTCCTATGGACGTACTGGGTTTAACCTCCAGTTTATGCTCGATACTAGCCTTGCTGATGCTGATCGGTACCCTTTGAAGCTCTCAGATTTAATAGTTATGTCTTTGAATCCTTTACAAGGCCCTGAGAAGCCTATATGGGGAGCTTCAGCAGAGAACATGATTCAAGACCTGCCTAATGTTGGGATGGCTGGAGACAGATTCTACGGGCCTTTAACGCTGGCTGGTGGAGCTTGGGCTGACTACACAGGTTCTGTGATGGCTATTGACCCTTCAGGACGTGGGGCTGATGAGACTTCCTATGCTGTTGTCAAGATGTTGAATGGATTCTTGTTTGTTACAGATGCTGGAGGACTCTCAGGAGGTTACTCAGAAGACGTGTTAAAAAGGCTGGCTATGATTGCTAAGGAACAAGAGGTAAATTTGATTCGTATCGAGGCTAACTTTGGTGATGGCATGTTTACCCAACTCATGAAGCCTGTGTTAAGCAAAATATACCGAGTGTCTACCGAAGAAGTAAAACACAGTATCCAAAAGGAACGACGAATCATAGATACCTTAGAGCCTCCTATGACTGCTCATAAACTTGTGATTGATCGGAAAGTAATAGAGAAAGACTTCGATTCAACTAGGCATCTCCCGCCAGACAAGGCTATTCGATACCAACTTATGTACCAAATGTCTAGGATCACAAGAGTAAAAGGCTCATTAGCTCACGATGACCGTCTAGATGTACTAGCAATGGCGGTGAGTTACTGGACAGAACAGATGGCTCAGGATGCTGACGATCAAATGAAAAGACGAAAAGAAGAAGCCTTTAGGTCTGAACTTGATAAGTTTATGGATAATGCTATTGGTACTAAACCTAAACCTCCTTCTTGGATATAGACGAATAGGGTTACTATAGGTGAAGCCTCCTAGGATACTAGGAACCTCACTTAGAAAAGAGAAGAGAAACAGTAAGGATTAACCTAGGATACCTAAGAAGGAGAAAGTATGGATCCCCAAGAAAACAAATGTTGTGAGAACCCTCAAGACTGCTCAGAGTGCTTAGATAAACCGGAGGGGTGCTGTGCCAAGGAAAGAACCTAGAAATTACCGTAAAGAGTACGATGAGTACCACGGAACTTTGAAACAACGAAAGAACCGAGCTTTACGAAACAAAGCCAGAAGACTCATGGAATCTAAAGGTAGAGTTTCTAAGGGTGACGGGAAAGAAGTAGACCATAAAAAACCCCTGAGCAAAGGGGGAACCAATGGTCGTAAGAATTTAACGATAAAATCTAGGACTGCTAATAGACGAAAAGGATCTAAATGATGATATTAGTGCAAGTAGAATGGTTGGATATCACAAGTCACGATGGTGCTTGGTTGGATATAAAGGAAGCTGAAGAGTATGCTCCTACTCCTATGAAGACTGTAGGGTTTCTTTTGAAAGAAGATCCTGAGTATATCGTTGTTGTTTCTACTATTGCCGACTCATTAGATTCCGTGGGGTCTACCAATGCTATACCCCGAGGGTGCATCCAGAGTGTAACTAAGTTACTCCGGGAAAATGCTCCTCAAATGTTTTGACAAAAAAATCTGAGAACCTAAGAAAGGGATATCAGTCGCAGGATTACCCCCGTGGGGGGTGGTCTTGCCTAGCCTAACACGTCACACAATGCGACACGGGAGGCGTGTATACCCTTTATTGCTCGGCATTCTGAGGGATACTACAACCCTCTTATGCGTCGAATCCCTAAGCCTCGATTCTAGGGCGGTTGTCCGTCCTTCGGTTTC